GAGGACAACTGCCACGCCCAGTCCAAGCAGTGCAACCGTTGGGGAGCAGGAAGGGCAGTGGACTACCGGATCGGACTCATTGAAAGGATCGGACTGGAGCGTGTCCTTGCTCTCGAATCGGATAACCGACCCCACAAATGGGAAGCCGAAGAACTGAGGCAAATCAAAGCAACATACAGAGCCAAGAGGAAGGAGCTAGAGCGTGGAAATTGAAGTCACCGGCATAGAAGCCCAGGTTTGCCAGGAAATCGCCAGACGCCAACAACTGGGGATTCAGAAATATGGCGTCACCGTAGACAACAACCGGCTGTCACTTATTGAGTGGGTAAGACACGCCAAGGAAGAGGCCTTAGACCTGGCTGTGTATTTGACCAAGGTAGAGAAACAACTGATCCAGGCAGGAGATGACGGTAAATGAAACGCGACTACATCGACTTTCACGCCATCCCCGATCACCTGATCGATGTTCATCAACGGTTTCTCAACTGGGCACGCTGGGTAAGAGTCCACCACAACTCAGGCTGGGTAGAGCATCCCATGTGGCGCTATGCCCGATCAAACTCGCGCCAGTGGCATCAACCCGAACATCGGGAAACCTGCGATCTTTTGGACGCTGAGAAGGTAGAGAACCAAGTCCGTAAGCTGGTGCATGAGCAGCGTTTAGGGGTACGTTGGTACTACGTAGACGGATCAAATCCCAGGGGAATGGCTCGGAAGTTGGGGATGACCAATGACCGCATGTTGGCTGTGATTCACCAGGGAATGCAAAAGGTTCGTTTTCTACTTGACAACAACTGAAAGACTGTGTATAAACACAGCAATTCGTTAGCAAAAGCACAGAACGATCCCGGTTTGCGCCGGGGTTGGTGTCTCTAAAGCCCCCTCTGGAAACGGTCGGGGCTTTTTGCTTTTCAAACCCTGGCAGCTAGATCGACCACCGGACACGCTCCCGGCATCAGGAAGACAAGCCAGGCCCTTGATTGATGGGCAAATCAATCTACCCCGCACCAAACCCCGACAGATTCGCCATCCCTCCCTCTGGCAGTCTGTCGGGCGCGGGCTTCTTTCATTCGGACAATCTTCGGAACCCGACCCATGACGCTCACTGCCAAGCAGGAGGCATTTGCTCAAGCTATAGCAGACGGCCTCAACCAATCCGACGCATACCGCAAGGCTTACGGCCAAGGCAACATGAGTGATGCGACGATTAACCAGAAGGCATCACGCCTAATGGGCAAGGTCGAGGCAAGGGTGGATGAGCTAAAGGGCAAGTTGGAAGCAAAGGCCCTCTGGACGCGTGAGATGAGCGTACAGACGCTTATCGGAGTGATCCAAGGGGCTGATAAGTCATCGGACATCGTGAGCGCTGTGAAGGAGCTGAACTCCATGCACGGCTATGAAGCTCCGAAGAAAAACGAGACGACTTTGAATGGCGGGTTGAGCATTAATGTCAACTTCGCTTGATGTTGATTTCCCGAAAAAGCTTAAATTCCTGTTTCAGCCGCACCGGTACAAGGTCGCCTATGGTGGCCGGGGTTCGGGTAAGTCTTGGAGCTTTGCCAGGGCGCTTCTGCTTCTAGGCGCACAAAAACCATTGCGGGTGCTGTGTACCCGAGAGATTCAGAAGTCCATTGCTGACTCTGTCCACAAGCTCCTGAGCGATCAGATTGCGGCGATGGGGCTGTCGGCCTTCTATGAAGTCCAGCAGTCGTATATCAAGGGTGTAAATGGGACAGAGTTCTCATTTGCTGGCCTGCAGTCACACACAGTGGACTCCATCAAGTCTTACGAAGGCGTTGATGTTGTCTGGTGCGAAGAGGCTCACTCGATCAGTGGGAAGTCTTGGCAAACGTTGCTGCCGACGATCCGTAAAGCTGGATCTGAGGTGTGGGTGACATTCAACCCGCAGCTAGAGTCAGACGAGACATTCCAGCGGTTTGTGGCTAAACCTCCGCCTGACTGTGTATCGGTTCTGATGAACTACACGGACAACCCCTGGTTTCCGCCTGTGTTGGAGCAAGAACGCCAGCACGCACAGAACACCATGAAGCCAGAGGTGTATGGACACATCTGGGAAGGCAAGTGCATGCCTGCGGTCGAGGGTGCCATCTATTTCGAGCAGATGAGCCAAGCAGAGAGCAGGATTACACCTGTTCCGCATGACGCGTTGCTCAAGACCCATGTGATCTTTGACTTGGGCTTTAACGATGCGATGACGATCATCCTGGCGCAAAAGCTGTCCAGTCAGATCAACATCATCCACTACATCGAAGGTCACCAGAGGACACTGGCTGAGTATTCGCATGAGTTGAAGAATCTCATGTTGGACGGTCAGCCGATCAACTGGGGGACTGTCTTTCTGCCCCATGACGGGTTTGCCAAACGGCACCAGACGGGCAAGAGCGACTACGACGTGATGACGGCACTGGGTTGGTCAGTCCAGCAAGTGCCGAACATTGGCGTAGAGCAGGGCATCAACCGAGCCCGAGAGATTTTCCCGCGTGTTCTGTTCAACAAGGACAGGACGACAAGACTGGTCGAATGTCTGAAACGTTACCGCCGACAGATCAACCAGACCACTAACGAGCCAGGCGCACCGGTTCACGACGAGTACAGCCACGGCGCTGACGCGTTCCGGTATCTGGCCATCGTGTCCGATCAACTGACTAACGACAGTTGGGGCGGTACTTTGAACTACCCAAAGATGGGGTACGCATGAACGGCGATGTGAAATACCTTGGCATCAGCACTGCTAACAATGGATGGTTGATCCGACTTGATCATCAGCCAGGCTCATACGGTGAAATGTTTGTGGCCGAGACCCCATCGGCACTTGCAAAGCTCATCTTTGACTGGGCGGTTAAACAACTCCCTCCCAAACCAGACCCTATGGAAGAGATGTACAAATCTCTCGCCAAATAAACCCTTTTAAGTAGGCATCGCTGAGATAGCGACCCGAAAACTATGGCCAATGGACTTACCGAAGACGAACTGAAGGCGCTTGTCGGCACTGAGATGCGACAAAGCCTTGGCTATGCCTCGTCCAAATTGTCCAATGCACGCCTGAAGGCCGAGTATTTCTACTTGGCCCAGCCGATTGGCGAACTGTCGCCACCTGAGATTGAAGGCCGCTCGTCGGTCGTCTCCACGGATGTGCGAGACACCATCGAATCGATGCTGCCGCAGTTGATGGTGACGTTCTGCGGTTCTGACTCTGTTGTGTCCTTTGAGGCTACCAAGCCCCAGGACGAGCAGAACGCCAATATCGTCACCGAGTACATCAACTACCTCTTCTTCAAGAAGAACAACGGCCACAAGATCGCCTACACCTGGATGAAGGACGCACTTCTCCAGAAAAATGGCATCGTCAAGTGCTGGTGGGATTCTCGGTTTGAAGAGACGAAGGAAGAGTATCGCGGCCTGAGCGACATTGAACTGGCTCAGTTGCTGGATGACCCGGAAATCGAGGTTATCAGCCAAGACACCTATCCTGATGAGACAGACGCCAAGCAACGCCTGCAGGCTATCGAACAACTGACACAACAGCTTCAGCAAGCCTCTCAGCCGAACCCGCAAGCCCAACAAGCTGCGCAGCAGGGTAATCCCCAGGCTCAGCAGGCATTGCAAGGCCAGCAACAGCAAACCCAAGCGATTCAGGCGCACATCCAAAGCATACAGGCTCAACCGCCCAAGATGCAGTTTGATGTGGTCTGCAAGCGCACCAAGAAGGGCGGCAAGATTGCGATTGAGAACGTCCCACCGGAAGAGTTCTTGATTGCTCGCTCTGCCAAGGACATCCAGACGGCGCGGTTCGTTGGCCATCGTGTCCAGCGCACGGTGTCTGAGCTGAAGTCGATGGGCTACAAGAATGTGGACAACCTGTCTGGTGAAGACCAAGGGCAGGCGGTCAACATGGAACGCATCGAGCGTTTGTCGTGGAACGATGAAAACGCCTATCTGAGCGACGAGACGAGCATTGACGACTCTCAGCGCAAGATATGGGTGCTTGAGGCTTATCTCCGGGCTGACTTTGATGGTGACGGGATTGCTGAGCTTCGCAAGGTCACGGTAGCAGGCAATGAACTATTGGACAACGAAGAGGTTGATTACATCCCGTTCGTGTCCATCACGCCGGTTCCGCTGCCTCATACCTTCTTCGGCCTGTCCGTTGCTGACCTAGCGTTCGAGAGCCAGAAGACCAAGACAAGCATTCTGCGTGCTGCACTGGATAACCTGTATCTGCAGGTTAACGGTCGGTATTTCGCCGTTGAGAACCAAGTCAACCTTGACGACTTGCTGACATCGCGCCCTGGTGGCGTGGTTCGTGTCAAGCAGCCCAATGCTGTTGGTCGCCTGGATCAGTCTCAGTCTGATGTCTCGTACACCATGAGCATGCTGGAGTACCAGCAGCAGGATCTGGAGAACAAGACTGGCTGGACTCGGTACTCACAAGGTAATGATTCTGGAAGCCTGAACGACACGGCTACCGGTGTGAATATCATCACCAACCGCGCAGACATGCGGCTGGATTTGATCGCTCGCAACTTTGGCGAAGGGTACTCGGAACTCTTCAAGCTGATGCTGAAGCTGGTTTGCCAGTATCAGGATGAAGCGGCAGAGGTAAAACTCTCTGGTGGTTGGATCACGATTGATCCTCGTGAATGGCGCAACCAGTTCGATGTGACCATTGAGGTAGGAATTGGAATGGGTAACAAAGATCAGAAGGTGCAGCACATGCTGGCCCTGATCGCCCAGCAACAGCAGTCGTTCCAGATCGGAGTGACAAACCCGATGAACGTCTACAACTCTCATGCAGAGTTGACACGACTGTTGGGGTACAAGAACGTTGACAAGTTCTTCACCGATCCATCGAAGAATCCGCCGCCTCAGAAGCCTGATCCTGAGCAGGTGAAGGCCCAAGCTCAGATGCAGATCGAGACGCAAAAGATGCAGTTGCAAGACCAGCAGCATCAGCGCGAGATGCAATTGCAGGCTCAACTGGAGCAGGTCAAGCAAGCGGCACAAGCTCAGCAGGTCGAACACCAGAACGAACTGGAAGCTCGCCGTGATCAACTCAAAGCCCAGTTGGACGCTCAGGTTGAACTGGCGCGGCAGCAGGCAGAGGATCAGCGCAGGGCCAAAGAACTTGAGTTTGAAGCCTGGAAAGCGAAGCTTGAGGCTGACACCAAGATCATGATCGCCCAGATTACCGCTGCCAGCGTTGCGACTCCTGCACAAGAGTTTGCAGCTTCTCAAACAGTGAGCACCAATGGCAACTATTGAAGAGCGTATCTATGCAGGCAATCGTGCCAAGGAAGTGCTTGAAAACGAAGCCTTCCAGCAGGTGTTTGTAGACATCGAGCAAGAGGTGATGAGCCAATGGAAGAACAGCCCAGCAAGAGACGCGGAAGGCCGAGAAAAACTCTGGTCGTACCTAATGCTGCTGCAGAAGGTCAAGACGCATCTGGAGTCGAGCTTGGAGTCGGGCCGATTGGCAATGATCGACGTAGAACACCAGAAGAGCTGGGCGCAGAAAGTTGGCAACGTCTTTGCCAGCAAGTTCTAACCCATACCTCTTGGAAGGATTCGGTTGCGGTGGCATTCCATCCTGAACCACAGGCCGAGATGATCCAGGCAGTTTGCGGTTGGGTTCGCGTGATACCCAGCAATAAGACCGGTTACCAGATGAACTCAGGTGAGTTTGTCGAAATCTGACGGAAGGCCAACCCGTCGAGATAAGCGCCTTATGGCGCTTTTTTGTTGGTCGTATTGCCCAGCGCAGTGATGCGTCGGCAAAGGAGAAGACTTGGACACTCCCACTGCGGAATCCAATGCGCCGCTGAACGTCGATGGCGCGGCGAATGCGTTTGCTCAACTGCTCGATCCGGCCCCGGAACCTGTCGAGAAAGAAGCACAGCAAGACGTTCAAGCTCAAGAAGAGCAACCCGTAGAAGCTGAAGCACCAGAAGGCGATGCGCCTGCGGAAGACGGCGAAGACGGCACCGTTGAGATTGAAGTAGACGGCAAGCTGGTCAAGCTATCCAAGGCAGAGTTGGCAGATGCCTACAAATCTGGCTTGCGTCAGGCTGACTACACCAAGAAGACGATGGAAGTCGCGGAACAGCGCAAAGCTGCCGAGGCTGAAACCGCAAAAGCTCGCCAAGAGCGCGAAGAGTACGCAGGCAATCTCCAAAAGATGGCTGCACAACTTGAAGGCGCGATTGAGCAGCAACAAAAAATCGATTGGAACGCACTCCTAGAGTCTGACCCTGTTGAGTACATGCGTCAGCAGCACCTCTATCAACAGAGACAAGCTGCATACGAACAGAACTTGCAGGAACAGCAAAAGGTTGCGAGCCTCATTCAGGCCGAGCAGCAACAGGCAGCGCAAGCCCACTTGATGGAGCAACGAGACAAGCTTCTCGCCAAGCTCCCAGAGTGGAAAGACGACGCCAAAGCCAAGGCCGACAAGCAGGCGATTTCTGACTACCTGAAAGAACAGGGGTTTGAAGCGCAGGCGATTGAAAACATCAACGACCACCGCGCCGTGATCATGGCTCGTAAGGCAATGCTTTATGACCAGATGGTCGCAAAGGCGAGTGCAGCAGCCAAGAAGGTCGCTGCAGCGCCACAGCGAGTGGTTAAGCCCGGTGTCGGTGAATCTCAACGCGTAGACGGACGTTCCAGCGCCATGCAGCGCCTGGGCAAGTCTGGACGCGTAGAAGACGCCGCCGCCGTATTTGCTGGACTCATCTAACGCCGAGAGGCGCTGAAAGGAAGCGGACATGACCGCACCGACCAATACCTACCTGACCACTGCCGCGATTGGTAACCGCGAAGACCTGTCGGATTAACGATATAATTGTCTCGTAGATTCTCACGAGACACAATGGAACGTAGATTCAACCCAACAAAAGAGGAACTAGAAAACCTCTACCAGTTTCACTCTTGTGGTGCCATCGGAAAGATGTTCGGCGTCAATGCCGAGACGGTACGCAAGAGAATCCATGAACATGGCATAGCAGCCATGAAGCGTGGAGGGCGGCGAAGCTTTGACCCGCCAAAAGACGTGCTTCTTAATCTCTATCAAACGAAGTCAATGCGAGAAATCGCAGAACACTTTTCGGTTGGGGAGACGGTCGTTTTCAAGCGATTGAAAGAACACGGTATAGAACTGGAAAAACACAAAAACCACCGGCTCAAGCCTGGAAGGGTGTTTTCCGAAGAACATCGGAAGAACATCAGCAAGGCGCAAAAAGAGCTTGGCTTGGTTGGGGATAAAAACCCAAACTGGCGAGGTGGCATGACTGAGGTCAACCGCAGAGCGCGAACAGGATGGCAAGCACGCGAGTGGCGAGAAAAGTCGCTAGAGCGCGCAGGCTACCGTTGCGAGAAATGCGGCGTCGATCATGGTCACGTTTGTGAGTGCTGTGGAATCAAAATTACCTTGCATGTTCATCATGTTAAGTCGTTTGCCAAGTTTCCAGACTTGAGATACGACCCAACGAACAGCGAGGTACTATGTCCAAAGTGTCATCGAGAAGAACACGAGCGATGAAGTCCGACTAAAACCGGGTGAATTGCTGGAAACCCCTTAGAGCCTGAGTGACTACAACGTAGCTGGAAACGGCAAGCGTGAATGTCTGAAAACATTCAGGATTGGGCAATCAGCAGCCAAGCCTTGCAGGGATGCAGGGAAGGTTCAACGACTAACGGCAAACCGCTAGAACAGCGATGAAGCCGACACGAGTGCCCGGCACACTGAAAACAGTGTGATGAGATAGTCTGAACTGCATTGAAAGATGCAGAAGACAGGATAAAGAGCCTGTCGATAACAAGCTGGTCATCTATCGTATTTCTCCGACTACGACCCCAGTGCTGAACCTGGCCGCGAAATCCAAGGCGACCAATACCCTGCACGAATGGCAAACCCAAGACCTGGCAGCGGCTGTGACCAACAACGCCCAGCCTGAAGGTGACAACGCCTCCGCCAAGACCGTGACCGCTTCTGTGCGCCTGGCCAACCGTACCCAGATCAGCACCAAGACCGTGATCGTCTCTGGTACCCAACAGGCGATGAACCCGGCTGGCCGCAAAGACGAACTGGCTTACCAGTTGTCCCTGGCTTCGCTGGAACTCAAGCGCGACATGGAGTCGAGCCTGACCCAGTTGGATGTGGTGGCGTCTTCTCCGCGTCAGTCTCGCGGTCTGCGTGGTTGGGTGACTGACAACGTGTCTACCGGCTCTGGCTATGTGGCACCGTCGGCCTACACCGGTACCGGTTCCACCGCTACCACGGACGGCACCCAACGTGCTTTCACCGAGTCGCTGCTGAAATCGGTACTGCAACAGGTCTATACCGCTGGTGGTGACCCGGATACCGTGATCGTCGGCCCGTCGCAAAAGCAGACGTTCTCGACCTTCTCTGGCAACGCAACCCGCTTTGACAAGTCGGAAGATGCCAAGCTGTACGCAGCCATTGACATCTATGTGTCGGACTTCGGCACGCTGAATATCATCCCGAACCGCTTCAGCCGTTCGCGTGATGCCTTCGTTCTGCAGAGCGATAAGCTGGCGGTGGCGTATCTGCGTCCGTTCCAGACCATCGAACTGGCAACGACCGGTGATGCCCAACAGCGTGAACTGGTGGTTGAGTGGACTTTGGAGTGTCGCGCTCCCAAGGCCCACGGCGCCATCTATGACCTGCTGTGATCTGACCTGATCCTTTAACCGGGGCTGGCTTAACCGCTGGCCCCTTTTCATTCAAGGAATCAATATGTCAGTTGCTATCTACCAAAACCCCGACAACTCGTGCGGTTTGCGTGGGACGGACAACGACGAAGGCGACTTTGTTGTTCTGTCTTTCCCCTACAACGCCACGGCTCAAGCTTCCATCCTGACTCTTCCCGGCATTGTCCTGAAGCGTCGTATGGTGGTTCACAACATCATCGGCGTTCCTGAAACTGCCTCGACCAACGCTGTGACGGCCACGGTCTACAAAGCGGCATCTGGTACTGCTATTGGCTCTGGTACGGCTTTGCACACGGGTACTTTCAACCTGCAGGGCACGGCTGCAACGAACCAAACTTTGACCGTTTCCTCTACGGCAGGTGTCGCGGATTGTTCCGCAGGCACTCGTATTGGTGTGGTGATTTCGGGCGCTATGGGTGCTGCAGGCAACGGCTGCATCACTGTCACGCTCTCTCCGGCTTAAGTCCGGCAATCGGGGTGAAAAGCCCCGTCCTCTTTTCTCTCACCGCCGAGATGGCGTCGGAGTTCATTCATGGACGACTTTATTACCGTCGCTGCCACAGGCGCGACCGTTACGACTGGTGCTGCGTCTGCCCAGTTGACCATCCCTTCGGCTGCTGACGGCAACAAGCCCCGTTATGTGCGGATTGCGGCCACTACTGAAAGCTACGTCAAGATGGGCGTGGCTGGCGTCACCGCTACCTCCAACGATCTGCTGATTCAGCCTGCCGACAGCGTAGTTCTTCACATCCCGGCCAACGTCACGACGATTGCCTACATCCAGGGTACGTCCACTGGAAAGGTGAACGTTGTTCCTCTCGAAAACCTGTGAGGTGGCGGGATGAGCATCGGGACGAACATTCACGCGCATTACGACGGCTCGGTAACGTTTGAACGGGTGCAGGACTGTGTGCCTATCGCTGAATTTGCAAAAGCGTCTCACAACGAGGGCTTTGTCGGTTCCTCCGAGATGCGGCACGCGGCCAAGATTCCGTTTGTGATCGTTGAGAAGTACCTCAATGACAACAACCTGACGTTCTCTGAGTTCATGTCGGACAAGACCCATGCCAAGCGGATGTTGTCTGACCCTGATCTGGCGATGTTCCGTATCTGGAAAGGCCAGGTATGACCATCGCCACGTATTCGGACTTGCAGACCACGGTGGCCAACTGGCTCAACCGAACCGATCTGACATCGACCATTCCAGACCTGATCACTTTGGCCGAGTCGCGCTTGTCTTCTGATTTGAAGTCGCGCAGCATGGAAACCAAGGTGACGCTTTCGACAGTGGCAAACACCGTCATAGTCGCAATCCCGTCTGACATGGTGGAGATGCGCCGTATTCAGGTTCTGAGCAATCCGAATATCGTTCTTTCCTACCGCACGCCTGACGAAATCAGCCAGGACTACCCCTATGGGCAGACCGGAACGCCGACCGTGTTCACGGTGGTGGGCAACAACATCGAGGTATATCCCATTCCAGATGGCGTGTACTCGCTGGAGTTGACCTACGTTCAACGTATTCCTGCACTATCAGCATCTAACACCACCAACTGGTGCCTGACATCCTGGCCTAACGTCTATCTGTTCGCCACTTTGCTGGAAGCAGCACCGTTCCTGATGAACGATGAGCGTATTCCAGTGTGGAAGCAGAAGTACCAAGAGGCAGTGCAAGGCGTTAACTCGGTCGATTGGTACTCTGGTTCAACCATGAAGGTGCGTGTCAAATGACGCCGCTGGCTGGATTTGCTCCTGACGCCGATGTCACTACGCCTGGTGTGATCACGGATTGCACCAACTTCATTCCCTATCTGGTTGGGATGGAAGGTGGGCCGTCTCAGGTTGTTCCGGGTTCTGTTCCGACTCTAGCCTCTGATTGTCGCAATGGTGTTGTGACGACCAAGCTGGATGACACGCGCCGAATCTTTGCCGGAACTGCAACCAAGCTCTACGAACTGGTTTCCGGGGCTTGGACAGATCAGAGTGCAGGCTCCTATACCGGTGGTACGGATACGCGTTGGAGCTTCACCCAGTTTGGTGACTCCACGATTGCATCCAACCTGACGGATGCGATGCAGAGATCAACCACTGGGGCGTTTGCTGCGATTGCATCAGCTCCAAAGGCCGACATTGTGTTTTCTGTGGGCGCTTTTGTCATGGCGCTCAACGTCAATGACGGAACGGTCAAGCCAAATGGCTGGGCGTGCTGTGCTGCATTTGATGAGACTACTTGGACACCTTCTGTCACCAACCAGGCCAACAATGGCTTGTTGGTCGCTACCCCAGGAAAACTGACTGCAGGGCTACGACTGGGTGAGTATGCGGTGGCCTACAAAGCCAAGTCGATCTACTTGGGGACTTATGTCGGTTCTCCTGCTGTGTGGAACTGGTTGCTGGTTCTTGGCGGAGAAGCAGGATGTGTCGGAAAAGATGCTCTGTGTGACATTGGTGGCGCTCACTTCTTTGTGGGTGACGACAACATCTGGATTTTTGATGGGACGCGTCCCAAGTCTATTGCAGATGGTTCTGTCCGCCAGTGGTTCTTCAACAATTCCAACCCTACCTATCGCTACAAGACAACCTGCGTTTTTGACCGCCAGAACAACCGTGTCTGGATGTTCTATGTGTCTATCTCAGGTTCGACGCTTGACAGTGCATTGGTCTACCACGTAGCTGCAAACAAATGGGGCAGGGCAGATCAATCGATTGAAGCGGCATTCAACTATATCCAGCCTACGCCCACGATTGACACGCTGACCAACTACAGCGCGACGATTGACGGGTTGCCAGCTCAAGGACTGGATTCTCAGTTTTGGATGGCGGGAGGACGATTCCTGACGGTGGTCAACACATCGCATCAGGTCGTTACCCTGACTGGCAACTCGACATCCTCCAACTTCACGACAGGTGACGGAGGTGATGACGATACGGTGAGTTGCTTGAAAAAGCTTCGTCTGCGCTACATGACGGCTCCCACTTCTGCGACGGTGCAGACCTATTACCGGATGCAGTCGGGCGCGACCTACACAACTGGTTCGAGTGGGGCGATCAACGATGGCAAGTTCGACACCCGGCAATCAGGGCGCTGGCACAAGGCCAAGTTCTCATTTACTGGACCTGTGCAAGTGACACAGGTCGAAGCGCAATACAGCGCAGCAGGTCAGCGATGAAGCTCAACGTACAGCCCCGCGTAGGGGTCAACGATCCAGTTTTGCAGCGTGAGTTGCGTGAGCACGCCATCCAGGTCAACGCATTGTCTGAGGGACTTGCATACGCCTCATACGCTGCTGTCAGCGCTGCGCCCACGACCGGGAGTCATGCGCAAGGTGATTTTGTCAAGAACTCTGCACCCAGTGAATTGGGAACCGCAGGCAGCAAGTACGTCATCAACGGATGGATTTGCACCGTCGCCGGCACGCCAGGAACTTGGGTGCAGTGTCGATTCTTGACTGGTAACTGAAAGGTCAGATATGCCTGATTACTCCGCATACGGCGCGAATCCGTACCTTGACTCAATGGTCAATTCTGCTCAGCAGAACGTGATCCAGAACTTTAACAACGCCAACGTATCCAGCGGTTCTTTCGGAAACGCAGGAGTACAAAACGACTTTGCCCGCAACCTGGGGCAAGTGGCTACAAATATGTACGGCAACGCCTACAACTCGGGGCTTCAGTACAACCTGGGGTTGGGTAATCTTGGGTTGGGCTATACCAACGCCAACAACAACTTCTACACCCAGCAGCGCGGCCAGGATCTGCAGCAGGCCGAACTTGGGTCGAACCTGTACAACGCAGGAAATGCAGGGTATCTGAACCAAGGTCAGGGAATCTATAACCTAGGTCTGACGGCTCAGAACGCTCCCTGGCAGGCCGTGTCCAACTTCAACTCTGCCGCTTCTCCGTACACCGGGTTTGGCTCTACCACTCAGAACGCCGCCGGTTCTTTTGCTGGAGGGGCTTTGGGTGGCGGGTTGCTTGGCGCTCAGATGTACAACTTGTACAACAAGGGCGGTAGCAGTGTCACTCAACAAAACCTAGATACAGCTAACGCTACTTCAGACCCAATTGGTTCATTGAATACTCAGTTGGGTTGGACGCGTTAATGCAAGTCGCACTCAACCCTACCTTTTCGCTGGCTGACTCTGACAAGAAAGAGCAGGTCGATCGATTAGAGGAAGAGATGCGCAAGCATCCGCAGGTGAACGTCGAAGTTCACCACTGTGTCAATGGTGGCATCTACACCCGCACCGGGTTGATCAAAGCAGGCACTTGCTTTACCGGCGCAGTGCACAAGAAAGACCACATCAACATCGTCTCTGGGGATGTACTGGTTCTCACGGATGACGGCGTGATTCGCTATACCGGCTACCACGTTCTACCGACCATGAAGGGTTCTAAACGGGTGGCCTTTGCTCTTCAGGATACCGTCTGGACGACAACCCTGCGAACCGACAAAACTAACATTGCGGACATCGAGGATGAAAGCGTGGAAAACGCTAACTCACTCCAAAGCCGCAATCTCTCTTTGGAGAACAAATAATGTTCATCACAACTGCTGGCGGTGGAATGATCGCCTCCTCGGTTCTCGGTGGTCTGCTCGGAGGTGGTTCGTCCTCCAAAGGTCAGACGACCACACAGACCCAAAGCCTTGACCCGCGTATGCAGGAGTACGTGTACGGCGGTAATGGGAAAACCGGCATTCTTCCCTATGCATCAAGCCTGTTTGCTCAGCAAGCAGCCAATGGCGGCTTGAATGACATGCAACGCCAGGGCCTGAATACCCAGTACAACTACCTGACAAGCCCTGCTTTTACCCAAGGCTATGACCAGATGCGCTCGCTCGGATCTACTCTGATGGGCGCTGGTGTGGCGGGTAATCCGTTTACCGGTGGTGGACGTAGCTACGGATTGATGTCAGCACCGCAAACCCCACAGGTGAGCTATCAGAGCCTTCCTAGCTTGCTTTCGACAACGAGCGCATTGCCGAACTACGGTGGTGCTTATCAAGCTCCCGCTACTCCTGCACCGGTTGATACATCGCAAATCGACCAACTGGCAAAGCAGCTTCAGCCGTATTTCCAAGCGGCCTATGTTGACCACGAACGTTAAGGACTGATATGGGACTGCTCGGTGATACTTGGGACGACCCCAACACAATGGCGACCCTTAACCTGGCGGCTGGTCTGCTAGGTGGTCGCACGCTCGGTCAAGGCATGAGTGAAGGGCTGAAAGGCTATCAGGACGCTCAGAAGAACGCGCTTGCCATGCAGATGAGCAAGCTGCAGTTTGCTCAGGCTATGCGAAAGGGCGATCTGATGAACCAGCTTCTTGCTGGCACGATGTCGGGTAATGGTACGCCGACTGCTGATACTCCTACCGATTCAAGTTCTTCCATGGCCTTGTCTCAAGGTGCGGCGAATGGGAGTATTGGGCCAACGGTAGCGAATGCTCAGCGCATGGATCAGCTTTCTGCTTCTCAACCGCAACCTCAGGCCAAGCCTGGCTCTGTCGTTGATCCGAAGGCAATGGCTTATGACCTGGTTTTCAATGACGGGAAAAACGTCGGTCAGTGGATGAACGACAGAACCAAGCCCAACATTGAAATCGTCAATGGCGTGGCAGTGGACAAGAACCACTTGCCCCCTGACTTCACGATGCCTGTTATCTCGTCAGATGGCAAAGCATCTCAGTTGATCCGTGATAAGACAGCGCCAACGGGCTGGCGATTGGCCGCTCCATCTGGAGCTATGGATGTTTATTCAGGTTACCAAACTGCCACGGAAGCTGCCAAGGACAAGTTTGCAGTTCCTCAGCCTGTCGATCTTCCTGGCAACAAGCGTCAAGCTCTCACACCTGCTCAGCAGCGAGCTATGGGCAACGGCGGCGTAGACCCTGCAACTGGTTACCGACTGCCAGTATCTGTCGCAGACATCACATCCAATGTAGCTGGTGGTGGATCTATGGATTCTCTGCTTCCTGCAATGATTCAAGCCGAAAGTGGGGGGAAATCAGGCGCAGTTTCGCCCAAGGGAGCAGTTGGCAAAACCCAACTGATGCCGGGTACTGCCAGTGACATGGGTGTTAACTCAAACGACAGTCTCGAAAACGTCGCAGGGGGTGCAAAGTATCTGGGCCAACTTCGCAAAAAGTATGGCGATGATCGTGTAGCTCTTGCAGCGTACAACTGGGGACCTGGAAACGTCGATCTGTGGCTCAAGAGTGGTGGTGACTGGAGTAAGTTGCCGCAGGAGACACAGAACTATGTCAGCAATGTGCTTAAGAATGCCGGTCAAGGCCAGGGAACTGCTCAACCTCCAGTTGGCATCCCATTGGCAACCGAAGCCGACAAGAAGGTTGATGCAGCTTCGGCAGACGCTTCTGTTAATGCGGCTAAGGTCAAGACCAATGCTGACGCACTGCTTGCCAACATTCAGCAGGCGCGTGCACTTGTCAAACAGTTACCTTATGGCGCTACTGCTCCTGCTTCTGAGTGGTGGAACAACCAGCAGTGGGGTAATCCAGATACAGCCGCAGCAATTGCTAAGTGGCATAACATCATGGGCAACTTCACGCTGCAAGGTATTGAATCAAGTGGCCTTGGTCGCATGGACATCCCAATCGTGGACGCGATCAATGCCGCTTCTCAAGTGGACATGAGTGCAAGTCCGGCTGCAAAGCTGGCAGCACTAGACCAGATCGAGACAAACCTGCGCAACCATGTCGCCGCTTCAACAAACGTCGTCCCAGAGTTGAACAAGCCTGGAGTAAATACCAACACTTCTACGCAGCCTATGACAGGTTCTAGCAATGCTCCTGCGGCTCGGACTGTTTCTCTCTCAGACATCGCAGCGACTGCGAAAGCATCAGGCAAATCTACGGCCCAAGTTACGGCAGACATCCGCGCCAAGGGTTGGAAAATCGCAGGAGATAAATGATGGCAGGTATCGACCTATCTTCTGATCTGTATGGAGGCGCGGACGGCCAGGACTTGTCATCTTCTCTGTATGGACAGGCTACAAAACCTACTACAGCACCATTGTCTTTAACTGACAAAGTGTTGAAGGGGATGATGGACCCGGTAGATGGTGGTGCGCAGTTGCTTACACATGTGTTGCCTACGTCTGTGGTTGATGCAGGTAACTCATTGAATAACTGGCTTGCTGACAAAACGGGTCTTTTCCCAAAACTGCCTGAACGTACTCTGTCAAATCTGGTAACTGGCGAGAAAACCGGCGTTGATGGTCTTATTCAGAAGCAGGAAGCAGACTATCAAGCACGGAGGGTGGCGAGTGGAGATACAGGCATCGATGGTGGTCGTCTTGTCGGGAATATCCTGAGCCCCGTCAACTGGGCGACTGGTTACACGACAGGTGCAGCTACCAATGCGGCTACAAAGCTTCCATTGCTGGCTGGTATGACCGGCAAGGTGTTGACCGGTGCAGCGAGTGGTGCCGCTTCGTCTGCGCTCGCTCCAGTAACGTCTGGTGACTATGCAGATGAAAAGGCCAAGCAACTCGCGCTTGGAGGTGTCCTTGGTGGTGCTACACCTATGATTACCGCTGGCATTGGCAGGATCGTTAGCCCGAACGCATCTACGAACGCTGATGTTCAATTGATGAAGGCATCCGGTGTGCAGCCCACCGTAGGCCAAACGCTCGGAGGCGCATGGAACAACGCCGAAGAAAAGCTGATGTCTATACCTATCGTGGGTGACCTTATAGCCAATGGTCGGAACAACGCTCGTCAGCAGTTCAACAATGCCGCCATCAACCGAGCTACCGCACCCATTGGCGTTCAGGTAGAAGGAGCAGGTCAGGACGCTGTAAAGACTGCTGGAGACCAGATCAGTAACTTCTACAACGCTGCAAAGTCACAGCTTGGAAATTTCCAGATCGATCAGCAAGGCGCACAAGAACTGGCTAATTTGAAAGGCATGACGGCATCTCTGCCTCAGCGTGAACAAGGGATGTTCAACAAGCTGTATCAGACTGTCCAAAGCCAGTTTTCTGGAAACGGGACTATCCTGCCAGACACATACAAGACGCTGGACAGCAAGTTAACATCTGATGCGGCTAGATATTCTGGATCGACAGACGCCTACCAGCAACAGCTTGGCGATGCTGTCAAAGAACTGCAAAGGGTACTGTTTACGAACGCTAAACGATCCAATCCGCAAGCGGCTCAAATGCTTGACTCAGCAGACCAAGCTTATGCCAATTTGGTTCGTATCGAAGGGGCTGCAGGTGCCGCGAAGAGTTCCAATGGGATTTTCACGCCTGGTCAACTGTTGACCGCTGTCAAGCAGGCCGATCAGAGTGTGCGAGACCGTGCAACTGCACGCGGCACGGCTCTCATGCAAGACTTGGCGACTGCAGGGCAGAACGTCTTGGGGAACAAGGTTCCTGATAGTGGCACTGCTGGACGCCTTGGATGGGGTGTGTTGGGTGCTGCAGCTATGAAAGCCCCGGTTCCTACTGTTGGCGGCTTGTTGGCTGGAAGTGCTGCATATCTACCGCCGATTCAATCGGTGCTGCGTGCGGCGGTTAGTTCTCGTCCACAGTCTGCCCAGTCGGTAAGCCAAATCCTCAATCAAGCCTCTCCCTATCTTGCTGCGCCTGGCGCTCAAATAGGTTTGGGTCTTTTGAGTCAGTAATGCGATCAAGGCTGTTGAAACGCTTGTGAGCGCTACTCGGATCGTCTGATCTGAAGTCATTCAATATTCCTAACTCTTAACGCCGAGATGGCGCTGGAGAAAACATGCCACTACCGACCAACATATCGCAGTTGTCACAGACTGCTGGAAGCAACTCGCCATCTGGTTCTGAGTCGCCCAGTCTGATTGACGATTACTTGCGACTGTACGCCTCTTACATCGCCCTGCATAGGGACGGTGCAGGCTTCACTGCTGAGGCCACCGTAGCGTCTGCCGCTACAACTGACATCGGAGCTGCGACTTCGTTCTATGTGAACATCACAGGAACGACGACGATTACCTCATTCGGTACGAACTACAACGGCCCGCGTTTGGTTCGCGTTACATCTTCGCTGACTCTGACGAACTCTGCGACGTTGGTTCTTCCGGGTGGCTCGAACATCACTACATTTGCAGGTGACAGCTTCATCGCTGAGCCAATCGGAAACCCA